TCAGAGATTATCGAGTGCTTTGAGTGTTTTTTTAACCTGTTTAGCTTCGGCTTTTTTGAACATGTGCTCATAGATACGGAGAGTCATCGAAACATCTTTATGGCCAAGACGGCGAGAAATATAATAGATGTCCACATTTTGACTAGCTAGGTAAGCAACATGGTCATGTCTCAAACCGTGGAAAGTGATTTGTTTATGGGCCGGTACCTGGATTTGGGTTTGATAGCTCTTAAGCATCTTGTTTGTGGCCGCATCTGTCGGGACTAAATGTCGGGTACTTCTAAAAACAAGATTGAGAGGATCCCGATAGCCCTGAGCCATAAAAGCCTCTGTCTGCTCTTTTTTGAGCTTTTTCAACAGTTGGGTAAGATCGTCCGGCATATCAATAACTCGAACAGAGGAGGGCGTTTTTGTGGGCATGAGGCCTTGTCCGAAATGATAGTCCCAAGTTTTATCAATATTGAGTTGCTGGTTTTTGAAATCGACGTCAGCCCATGTCAAGCCGACCACTTCGGAGTATCGCATTCCAGTGCCTAGTCCGACGGCAATTGCATATGAAGTATTCGCTTGGAAATTTGCTGTTTTATAGACTAGGTCTTTGAGCTTTTTCAAAAAGGGGAGTTCAAGAAATTTAAGGTCAGGATCTTTTGCAGCTTTGCCAACAAACTCAACCCCCTGAGTAAAGTCCCGGTTAAGTATTTGGTTGTTGATGGCAGCCTTGACCATGCCACGTACATAGGCGTTAATTTTTCTGACAGTATCCTTAGCATGTGTTTTGCCGTAACTGTTGATGAAATCTTGCCATCGATCAAGGGTGATGTCTTTGAGTTTAGCGACACCAAAGAAGTCTTTTAACGCCGTTTTAAAATAATCGTACCGATTTTCGGTAACCTTGGCGTGTTTGCCTCGCTTATAGCGAGTGAGCCACTCTTCAAAGTAATTAACAAAGCCGACTTCGCGATCAAGCATGTTAGCGCCTTGTTCTAATTCGGAGGCTAAGATCTGGGCATCACGTTTAGCTGCTGCTTGACGGGCATAGCCACGCTTGCTTTTGGCGTGGCGTATACCTTGGTTGTCATAATAGTAAACACGGTAGCGCCATTTGCCAGTATTTTCTTGGGTTATGCTGATTGTTGCCATGTCACTTGCCTCCATCATTGATATAATGAGGCACGCAAAGAGCGTACTTCATGAACTATGCTCCTAGCACTTGTATGTTGCGTCTACCCATGCTTCCAAGCGGTGGGGTAGGCGCTTTTATTTGTTTCTGCAGAATTCAATGAGTTTCTTGATGCGCAAGTCTGATTCTGGTGGAAAGCCAATTACGTCGTTCATTACCATATGTTGGATCTCTATGAATTCACTATTTCTCAGCCTATTGAGATTCCCAATGTCTCGAAGCGCGCTCAGGAGTCCCTCATACTCATGGTAAATATGGCGAGGACAAGCAGTAGAGAAAAGATATCTGATTGTCCGTAACCATTAGCGTAGTCTCTGCTTGACAAAATGGCAGTGTCATTTACTGCTCCAATCACGGAAGGTGAGAGTTTGGAATCACTTGTTGGATACGATAAACGCGTCTTTAGAATGCTCGTTCCATGTGCGATTGTGTTCCGGAAATCCTGTGCAACGTCCAATCCGTCACGGAGAAGTTTTAGTGCTTCCTCATCAGTGATGTTACGTCTTGGATAAAGATCTTCAAGTACTGCCCGTTTGATTTCCGGAGGACAGATGGTATACCATCGCGCAGCCAAACCGAAACTAATGTCATTCACTAGAATCCAAGGCGGCACGTGATTGTGTTTTTCTCTATACATCTCTAATGATGCTGAAACACGGAACCTTGATGGCTCGGTTTCGTCTTGCCCGTCATGCTTTGTTTTATGAAGTCCGGTAGCAAACTCGCGAAGCTTACGTAAGGTAGGAGTTGGTGACATGTTGAGTCTCGGATAATTCTTGGGACTTAAGTATCCACGCTCCCCTGGATGCCCTTTATGAAAGACCCCAAAAGTCTCGGCAACATGGTAGCTCAGCGAAGTTTCAAAAGTATTTTCAAAATGGATGACGAGCGGCAAAAGAATACCGGAAAGAATCTCATCGATCTGCTTAATGGTAGAGAACAGATTAAAGGGACGTTCAGGACAGAACTTTTCATCATCGGTGTGTTCCAGCTTATCCTGGTAGGCATTGACGAGGTTATAGTAGCCGTATTGCATAAGCATAGATTTAACATATGCTTCCTGCCCATTTGGAACAATGATATTATGATCAGACAATTTAGCAATCTGCTCGCCATATGTTTTGAATGGTTTATCTGCTTTCAATTATCTTACCCCACTGAAAAAGGCGTAACCCGAAGGTCACGCCTTTTTTTGAGTACCTTTCGTCAAAGGACAAATTGCCGAAAGACAAGGTACTATCGCGTGACCAAAGTATACATTGAGCTGAAATCTCTGTCAACGAATAGTTCAAGACGTGAAGACCCTAACCTGATCACCAACGTGAATAGTTTTATCTTCAAGAGTGGTTTGGGCGAGTGGTTTGATTTCGTCTTCCTGAATATCAAGATCGCGAGGTGTTTTGGAGGTCGTTGAGGTCCCATAAATTTGTGTCAATGATTTGCTCATCTGTGAAAAAAGGTTGGCATATGGACCTGAAGCGTGTTCAACGTGTATTTTCTGTGCGACAGCAAACGAGGGTTCAGTATGTGTAACTTCGAGGGAGTCTTTTTGGAAAGTGAAGTACCCCAAACTACGGCCGTTATCGTCAGTAATCTTATCGCCAACTACGATGATCTCAACCTTATCGCCAACCTCAACATGAGCGTCCCGTCCGATATCGATGATAACTTCAGATTTGCTGATTATTCTGACTACCTTACCGTTAACTTCCATTGTCATGCTATTACCTCCTTATCAACTTGAGAGTGTCGGTCAAGCTGCGTCTGACCATTTACTTCTAAGCGCTTTTTAATTGTTGAGATTTTTTCTATCGTTGGTTTCTCGCAACGCTTGAATATCTTTAAGGTCCTGTTTGTTTAACTCTAGTTTCATCTGTGATTCTTTTGCGGGTTCAAATATTGGCCACTCACCAACTAATTCAATCGACCCAATCTCAATTTGATCGGGAATAACGAGTTCGTTTTCTAGCATTTCCCGCAATGTTGTGACGGTAGATTTGATTCGTTGAAGATTCTCCTCAATATCCTTGCCAAGGTCCTCCATCTCCGGTGCGATTTTTTTAATAAAGCGATTCTTGATTTCTTTGAACCTACGCATGTATCGACGCACCAACAGAGTTTGATCATCAAATGTTTCGGAATAGTACGGCGCGCGCACGAAGAGTCGTACTTGGAAATATTCAACAGGTAATGGGTCTGTGCTGAAGGGATCGAACGGAACTAACTCACCGTCGTAGGCATCAAACTTTAAGACAACAATTTTGATTGACATCAGCTAATCCTCCTTTGCTAGTTGCTCTAATATTTTGTTGATTCGTTCCTCTCTGATTTGATAAAGCCAGCACTGATCACGACAGAAAGCTGTGCGGTCATGCTTACTAGTTGCCATTACTTTTTGAACTAGCTCATCGGTTTTTTGGCTTGCTTCACGTAAGACTTGAACTTGAGAGGTGCGTTCATTTCTGGGCAGTGTTTGGTTGTCCTCTAACAGCTTGATCACAATTTTAGCCTTGTATGTTCGGATAGGGCGGCTGTCTTCAAGTTGATGTTGGATTAAGAGATTGTTCATAGTCGAGGGTCCTTTCTCTCAAATACATTATGACTGGATAAAGCATTGATATTAAAAGACTCCTTATTTTCCAAATTAACCTAAGGTGAGTCTCAATATATGTGCTTTTGATTTGCTAACAGAGGCTGAGTAATCATTTCTGCTTTTACCCCGATCCAACTAATGGATCGGGGCTTTTTTATTTTTGTCGTTTTGAGACTTGTAGAACATGTTTCTTTAGTTGTTCGTACTCCGACGTGGTAATTGCGCCAGAGTCGAGTAATTGTTTGATTTTGACTAAATCATTGATCTCTGAAGAAACAGTGTTGTTGCCATCGGCTAAATATGCAGTGATAGAGCTAGTAAGTGCACCGATAAGTCCAATGCCATTAAACATAAGCAAAATAGCTGCAATTCTTCCCATAAGTGTGTGGGGGGAGATGTCGCCGTAACCAACAGTTGTAGCAGTCACAATGGCCCACCAAATGGAATCACTGTATGTTGCGCCTTCAGCCAAGGAATAGATTGCTGATGCAATGATTATCAATATCACTGACAGCCACAAGTAATAAATAAGGCCTCCTCTATGAAGAAATTTCTTCGCTCGTTCCTGTAATATGCCAGTGATTCCTGCAAGCCTTGTTAGACGAAATGCTCGACTTAGTCTGACTACTCTTAATGCGCGCGCAAACCTAAAAAACGAAAAAATAGTATTAAAAGGAATGATGGCCAAAAGATCGAGTAAGTGGGTTTTGAAGAATTTGAATTTGTTTTCGGCTGTTAGTAGTCTTGTGAAATAGTCAATGGCAAAAATTATTAGAATTGTGTTATCAATGACGACGTATGGAAAGGTAGAGAGATTAATTACCGAAGAGTAATCAAGAATGACTAAGATGATTGAAATGATAGCGAGTAGCGCAATAACGACATTGTAGTAACGAAAGAACCTCGAGTCTGATTTCAATACGCAATCCCCATTACGCCAAAATTTTTAAAGCAGTATTTTTCACTAAGTTGAAGTAGCGTTCGGGGATCCTATAAGTTTCCATGAAGTTTACAGGATTAAAATCCTCGATATCCATCCAATCATCGAGAAATAAATTCATTAATATTTGAACAGCTTTTTGATTGGCTGCTGCCTCTTCAGGATTAGTATCACAGCGAGAATAGGCTGCATAATCGGTTCCGCCATTTAGAACATGGGCTGTCTCATGAGCAATCTGTAATGGAATCTCTCTTGGTTGGTACCAATTCATATTGATAATAATCAGTCTTCTGGAAGGAATTGCAATGGGAATCCAGTCTTCAGGAATTTTTGATTTTGCCATAACGCTAATATTGTGGTCATAGGCATAATTGAATAAGGTTGTGGTTACTTCATCAAACATATCACTTGCCCCCATCCAGAATGCGACGAATCATTTCTAGTTCCTCAGGTGGGATGGGTTTTCCTTGCCACGACATGATTGTGTCTTCATCTTTCATGGCTGCCTTGAGGTCAAATTGCTGCGGCTCGTCATTTTTTTCTTCTTCGGTCAGATCTTCATAAGTCACGCCTAAAACCTTGGCTACTGCCAAAATTGATGGCTTTGATGGGACATAGCCGGGACGATTCCATTTATATATGGCATTAATACTTAAGCCAGCTTTTTGAGCAGCATCCTGTAAACTCATACCTCGTAATTTTGCAAACTTTTTTGTCTTCTCAAACAGCGTCATATTAGTATTCTCCTCCACTGCTGAGGACGCGCCAAAAATATTCAAGATTAAAATAGTTGACTTAAATAATCCTGAGTATTATAGTTTAGTCATCAGCTAAGGTTGTTAGCTGGTAAAGGAAGTATCAAGATAGCCGGATTCGTCGCCATACGCAGTCCGCGACTTTCAAGATGCTCTCTTTACCTATACCTTGATTTTATCCCTGGGATTAATAAAGGTCAACTATTTTATAAGCTGATAGACAAACTAAACGAACAGGAGGTGATCACTGGTATGTCAACGATGTTGAAGCGTTTCAAAAAGCAACTTATTGACTTGGATCTAACACAAGCCGAGGTCGCAAGAAAATTTGGCTGGTCAAGTCAATATGTACGGGACTTGATGGGCGGAATGGCGTTTGGCCCTGCAGCGGAACGCAATCGCGCCGCTGTTATCGCTTTTCTTGCAAAGGTAAAGGAGGAATCCAAGTGAACGAATTAAAAGTAATCGGCCATGAACACATCGGCCACATTGAATTCACCGGTATCGAAGGAGGATTTGGTGAAGACAAAAAGGCGATGTTAGTTAAAGATATCGCACAGATTCATCAGCGCCCCGTTTTCAAAATCAACGAGCTGATCAACCGGAATCGAAAGCGGTTTGTAAATGGCATCGACATTCTCGATCTAGCCAGAGCAGATTTCGCTATCTTTTTGAAGGATAGCGGATATACACAGAACCAAATCAACGCTTCAGTTAACATCTATCTTCTTTCAGAGCGCGGCTATTCAAAACTGTTAAAGATTCTTGAAGATGACAAGGCATGGGAAGTATACGACCAACTGGTCGATAACTATTTCAATATGCGAGTTGCCGTCAAGAGTGGCAGTCCCCAAATTGCTGCAAACATGCGTCTTGAGATCATGAGCAACAATGCCAAGACGCGACAAGCGAACGCTTTGTACCGAATTGCTATGAAAGCCGAATCGATTAGCTCACAGCAGACGCTGTTGGCAAAGGCGGCTGAAGCAATCACTGGTGAGATGGTGTTGCCGACAATGCGAACAGAGGAGTTCAGCGCTACGCAAGTGGCTGAAAAGTTAGGCATCACTTCAAACAAGGTAGGACGTATTGCCAATCGAATCGAGATCAAAGCAGAGCAACCTGGCCAGAATGAATTCGGACGTTGGTCGGCCAGCAAGTCACAGCACAGTGACAAAGAAGTGCCGCAATGGCTTTACACAAAAAAGGGATTGGCTGCCATTCGATCAGCAATAAAGGAGTGAAGTACGTTTGGAGTCACAAAAGGTGATTAGAAAAGAATTGCCGGTGGTTGCATGCCAGACGATTGATTTGTTAGAAGCAGCAGTTTCTAGAGAATTGCAAAAGAAAACCCCACATGCAACGCTGCGGGTTGGACTGCTTGGAATAGTTGCTTTAGGGCTTATAGCAATCACTCGAGTAGACGAGTTTTCGTCATTTGAGGCACAAAAGTTGGAGAGGTGAACCAACACGGATGCTTTTAAAATACAACCAGAAATTACGGTCACTTTACCGACAGGTTGGGAGCTAATTGAAACCAGTCGACGTAAAGATCTTGAACAGCGTGCCGACATGTCAGAGTGGTGGTCAACAAAGGATGTTGTCAAGCGATATAAGCATGACATGCGTTGGCTAAAGAAAAACATTTTGGAAAAGCCAGAATTTATGGAAATTCTCAGATATCGAATGGTCATGTATGCGGGAGATGGTGGCAAAGATTGGACTTTCGAACCAGTCAAGTTTTCTGAGTTTATGCGTAACTACTTTCCTGAAATTGCGAAAGGAATTGGTGAATAATGATTGGCTATTTACTAATTGCAGGTGGCTTCGGCGTGATTGTTGGTCACTGCTTAGGCCACAAAGGGAATTGGAGGCATTGGATCGAATGAGCTTGCATCAGTGGGACAACATCAATGATCTTCATCAAGCCGAAAAAAGTGGCTGGGGTGAAGAGTTGAAGTTTGAGGAACTTCAGGACTACCAGGGCAATGCGCTTCATCCTGGCCACACATACTGGCTTTATCAGGGTGAGCTGTTTGATGAAGATGAAGCACTTGAATTCCTAGACAGTCTCGGTGCCACTCAGGTCATCAACTAGGGGGTTGTTATGAAACCAAAGTATATCAGTACTGCCAAGCTCAATCATGCTGAATGGCTAGATTTTCGCCGTCAAGGAATTGGTGGTTCTGATGTAGCTGCCATTCTTGGCATGTCGCCTTGGCGATCACCATACAGTGTCTGGGCTGAAAAGACGGCTCGCTTGCCGATTAATGATACTGGCAATGAGTTCACTCATTGGGGAACGATCATGGAACCAATTCTGGCTAAGGAATTTGAGCAAGTCAGCGGTAAGAAGGTGTATCGCCAAAACAAAACCTTTTATCGACCGGATCATGAGTTCCTTCGAGCCAATATTGATCGCGATATTGTTGGAGAACCTGGTTTTCTCGAAATCAAGACAGCAATGGAATACAAATCTAGCGAATGGGCAGATGACAATATCCCAATTGCGTATCAACTGCAGGTCCAGCACTACATGAACGTCTTGGATCGACCATATGTCTATTTTGCCTATCTTGTAGGCGGTCACAGCTTTGGATGGAAGAAAGTTGATCGCGATCAACAGGCTATCGATACTTTTGAGCCGATACTCATCGATTGGTGGACAAAGCACATCCTTCACGATGAGGAACCAGACATTGACGGAGATAAGGCAACTACTGCGGCACTCAAAGCGCTATATCCGGATGAGGACGGCGAAGTGATTGAACTTGGCCATGACATAAATCAGCTGCTCCGGAACCGAGAAGAGCTTTCCAACTCCGTCAATAGCACGTCCAAGTTAATTGATGCGATTGCCAATCGAGTACGGCAGGAGATGAAAGATGCTTCTGCTGCGGAAACAGAAGAGTTCAGAATTACCAATCACAAGAACAAGCGAGGTAGTCGCGTTCTACGGATTAATAAAAAGAAAGAAGATTGAATATGGACTATTACAACGTTGCATACGATTTATACAGCAATCATGGACATTTATCAGGAGAGGCTGATCATGTCTACGTTCCTGATGGCACGTTTGGTGCGGTGACAATTGATGACAAAGACGGATCAAGTTTGATCGTTATGCCAAGCGAGATCCAGCATCTTCGGATTACACCGATCAAGGAGGATGAAGACTAATGGCGACAACATCTTTGCAAAAACAATTAAACGAAGTCTCACAAGCAAAGGGTAAATCCAGTGCTGGATCGGTGGTCAAAGATCTCCTGAGTGCACCAGCTATGCAGAAACGGTTCAACGAGGTGCTTGGTAAAAGCGCACAGCAGTTCACTAGTTCGATCATCAATGTGGTCAATAGCAGTCAGCAACTTCAAGGCGTCGATGCCATGAGCGTTATCTCATCGGCGATGGTTGCAGCCACACTCAATCTGCCTATCGATCCCAACCTCGGCTATATGTATATTGTGCCCTTCAATGAAAAGGACAAGGCCACCGGGAAGTATCTGAAACGAGCTCAACCACAAATGGGCTACCGCGGTTATATCCAGTTAGCCCTACGAACAGGTCAATACAAATCGATTAATGCCCGAGCTGTTCATGAGGGTGAGATCACCAACTGGGATCCTTTCTCAGAGACTTATGAACGTGGTGAAAAGACCAGCGACAAAGTCGTGGGATACGTTGGACACTTTGAGCTGCTGAACGGTTTTCAGAAGACAACTTACTGGACAGTTGAGGAGATGGATCAACACCGCAAGCTATACAGTAAATCTGGCAACTACAACGGACAGCGATCAGGAGTTTGGAAATCAAACTTTGACGCCATGGCCACGAAGACTGTGATCCGCGATTTGCTGTCTAAGTGGGGAATCCTTTCGATTCAGATGCAGGACGCGGTTGTTAAGGACGAGAAGCCGCAAGTTTACGATGCTGAAACCGGCGAACTTTCGACAGATCCTAAGTGGGCATCTAACGCCACCGAGGATGAAGATCCGGATTCGGTTGATCCAGAGACTGCCAAAAAGGCTGAAGATTTCTTCAATGGCGACGACAGCGTAGATAAGTAGGTGAGCTGATGGCTATTCGAAATAATCTTGCAGTGCTGCTGGCAGAACGGAAACTTAAGACAAGTCAAGTAGCAGTCGATACGGGAATTTCACGAAGTTCTTTGGCGTCCATTGTTTATAACCGTAGCAAGATGATCCAGCTCAGCACACTCGATATTCTGTGCCAATATCTTCAAGTTACACCAGCCGAGTTTTTCGTCTATGATTCTCATCCAACATCACCTGACTGGTACTTGTCGATAAAGCAGAGGTGATCTGATGGCGGACGGAGGTTGGATCAAGCTGTACCGAAAAGTGCTTGATGATCATCTGTGGCAGCTTTCAAACCCAGTACAAAAGGTCATCATGATCACACTGCTTTTAATGGCCAACCACGCGGCTAAGGACTGGGAATGGAGTGGCAGAAAGTTCATTGTCCAACCTGGTCAGTTCATCACTTCACTGGATTCAATCCAAGCAAGGGCTGGTAGCGGTGTTACCACGCAAAATGTCAGAACTTCCCTAAGGCGCTTCGAAAAAATGGGTTTTCTAACAAACCAATCAACAAAGACTGGACGTCTGATAACCATTGCTAATTGGGGCAAATACCAGTCTCCTGATGACGAGGCTAACAAAGCAACTAACAGACAGCTAACAGACGATCAACAAAGACCTAACAAAGAGCTAACACCTAACAAGAATGTAAAGAATGAGAAGAATGAAAAAAAAGATTTAACAACAACAACGACGGCAGAATCTGAACTGGTGAATTTCTGGGAAAACAACGGCTTCGGCATGATTAGTCCAAAGAACCGAGAAGACCTCATGTACTGGGTCGATGACTTTAAGAAGATCGGATCGACTGAGGACCAGGCAGTTGGCGTGGTGAAAAAAGCGATGAGTAACTCAATCGACAATAATGTCCGTCGATACGCATACGTCAATGCCATCCTAAAAAATTGGGAAACCCAAAAGCTGACAAACGTCGAAGCAGTTGAGGCTTTTGAAGCCAAACGAAGCCAAGATAAAAAGCCGCGATCATCTTCAGGTCGATCCAGTCCAGATGTTTATCAAAATCAGGGGGATGTCAGCGACGATGATCTGCCCTTCTGAACTGGCCGAAACCAATTAGGTTGAACCGAGGTGAAATATGAACGGACTTCAAATAAGCCCAAGCATCTGGGCTGCACTTGAAACGTTTGGTGAGCTTTGTCCAGATTGTGGAAAGCCACTTTATCGTCCTAAGCCATTAAGCCGTGTTACCGGTAAGAAAATGGCTGGAGCATGTATGTACTGTGGTTATAAACAGCCGCCAACGGAACCCAAGAAGCAAAAACAAGATCTTGAGAGAAAAGCGCGGAAATCACGAACTCGCAGTTATTACTTGGCATACTCGGTCTTCAGCAGCGTTGATGTCATAGGCGAGGATTTCAGCAACTTTAGAACCGACAGTATCGGTCAGCAGCAACTAAAACTTTTCGCAGTCGGATTGGCAAACAGAATTGCTCGTGGTGATGTTATACACGGATTGATCGTTGGTGATACCGGCGTTGGAAAGTCGCATATTGCTAACGGCATCTTGATGGATGTGCGCAAGAAGACCAGTTATCGCAAGAGCTGTCTGTTCATTGATTGGAATGCACTCATGCAACAGCTCAAGTCTGGCATGAGCGACAACGCTCAAGATATACGGATGAAGAATGAGAAGATCATGCGCGAAATTGGCAAAGCAGATGTTGTTGTAATCGATGATCTAGGATCCGAACGCGGGAGCAGCTTTGATCGGCAGACTGCTGACGACGTGTTCCGGATCCGAGAAGATAAATCGACCATCGTCACAACCAACTTGCATGGCAAAGAACTCAAAGACCGATACGGTGAGCGCACCATGTCTCGCATGGCCAAACATGGACAAGGAAACAGCTTCGGTGTCAAAGGCATCTTCGATCAGCGAAAGGGGGCGGGCGAATGAGGACAGAAGAGGTGAAAGCTCGCGTGGACTATCTTATTCAGACGAACCGAAAGATGAAATATTCACACGCACGAATCAAACGACTGTGGGCGAATCCGGAGGAATACACCGAAGAGGATCAGCTCTATCGTTTCCTCGTTAAGAATCACCGGTACGACTTGATTGAAATGGAGGATTGAAGATGGGCAGTAAAGAAAATCTTGCCCGCAATCTTCGGGCAAACATGAAAGCGACTCACCGAACGCAGAAATCATATGCACGCAACACTGGCATCTCAACTTCAACAATGCTCAATGCGGTGTCCGGCAAGAACATCACACTGGACACGCTTGATCAAATCGCTGAAGGTGTCGGGATTGATGCTTCGGAATTGATCTCGGAGGTGGACAGCCGAGGATGACGCTAAGTTGATCCAAAATATTGAGTTCGACTCTTATGGTGTGACCAACAACATTAGTCAACTGAGAAATTTATTAGGTCGAAGCGACCATGGCATCTATCAACGGGTTCATAGATTGCGCCAGGCCGGAAAATTGCCACAAGCCCAGCGAGTTTCTGGGCCCGAAGATGAAGTGAAAAAATGGGTCGATTATCACAAAAAGTTGATGAAAGTAGTCTACAAGAGATTTTGAAATTGAAGGTGAAAAAATGTTTGAACCAGCATGGGCTTTACAAGTCGCAGTTGAACAAATGGGTTATGAATCTTTTGATGAGGTACCACAGGAAAAGTGGGACGAATGCTTTGCATTGGCTGACCTCATTTCCGACTAAAGTTAAGGGTGATTAATGATGAAAACATTGAGCGATATCATGATACTGCATCCGGACTGGAATATTGTGCTGGTCACCGATGACATGGATCTGCGGGTGAACTGCGCCAGTTGCGGCAAGTCTCTACCATTTGGCCAGACGTACACGTCTCGGCAGCTTTTCACCGACAATGGCTACTTTGGTCTTGCGGTTTGCACTGATTGCTATCTCAAAGAATGGGAGGCGGAGAAATGAAACGAGAGATTAAGTTCAGACTTTGGGATAGCAAAAGTCATGAATGGTTAATAAAGGGCGAAGACGGCCTTGTGGAGAATATGGTTTGTTGTGATAGCTGGGATATGTTTGACCCCGATGACTACGTTTGGTGTCAGTACACCGGACTTAAAGACAAGAACGGACGATCAATCTACGAAGGCGATACTCTGAAAGTCACAGGAGTAGACGGTGGATCATATGTAGCATCAGTAAGATGGTTTTCCGATGAAGGTTACCCAGCCTTTGATTTGGGGAGCATACCGGAAACAAGTTTCTATGGCGCAAACACACTCGCAACTATTTTTCAAGGAGGTGTTGAGACGTGCGAGGTCATCGGGAATATTTTTGAGAATCCGGAGTTGTTGGAGGCGGAAAAATGAATGATCGGCACAGAGCTTCAAAACGCGCCAAAGCGCGGCTTGTGAAGAAAACATCGACTAGGTTTGATTGGCTTTTGTGGAAGATTGGATGCTCAGTACAAGAAGCCTCAAATGCCCTAAACAGATTGGGGGAAAAGATAGATGTTTGAATGCAATGATGGCCATTCATATTATGTCGCCGATGGCAGGCGATGGAATATTGATGAGACGCCAATTGAGCAAGTCATCTGGTTCTATCAAGCGTCGCAACAACACAGGGCAAGAGACGAGCCAGAGAAGCGCAGCTGGACAAATGTAATCATTGCACTCGTCGCGATACTGCTTGCAGCAGCATGGCCAATCTATTGTTTCTGGTGGTTTATAAGGATATTCATATGATGATTAAGATAAATGTGCCAGGCGAACCTGTGCCACAAGGACGACCGCGCTTTGTCAGCCGGGGCAAGTTCGTATCTACCTATGATCCACCAAAAAGCAAAGCGTACAAGAATGAGGTGGCCGTTGCTGCACGCGATCAGTACGCAGGAGAGCCGCTCTCAGGGCCGTTGATCTGCCGAGTGACAATCTACCGACCAATACAGCAAACCGGCAGTAAACGGCTCAAAAGGGACAAAGCGGCAGGTGTTGTGCGACCAGTCATCAAAGGCGATGTCGACAACTACTTCAAAGCCGTCACGGATCCGCTGACGGGCATTGTATGGGTCGATGATGCGCAGATCGTTGAGGCTCACATTGCCAAGTTTTACAGTGACGAACCACACGTTGAGATATACATCGAACAAATCAAGGAGGGCTAACGCCATGACAGAATTGAAAGATAATAGCATCACTGTATTCGGTAACGTAATTAACTCAACCGAAAAAACTGTGAACAAGGATCAGGTGGTTGAACTCAAAGTACGGATTCAAGCTAAAGAGCTTGACGGCAAACGTGATTCATTCGCAAAAGTTTTGAAGGGCAATGCACAGATGGTATTCACACCGAGCCAGACTGAATTGGATGTGGATGGCGATAAGCCTGCTGATGGGCAAACTGAATTGCTAGATGATAAGGCTAAAAAGTAATCGGACAAAGCGGAGGTTAAGAAATGAACAATATGGCCAAGACACTTCGTAGGGAAGACCAGCGAGCGTTCGATACGTGGTTTAATCGGTGGATTAAAAACACCAGGCTTGAACAGTCTCTGATTGAAGCAGCCCGAAAAGGATATAAATCACTGATAGTTTATGATCGAAAGAATGACATGGATGTTTATCAAAAGCGGCGATTTGAAGATCCACGTTTTGTGAAACGGCTTCAGTCTGAACTGCCTGATCTGCATGTTGAGCTTCGTCAATATTTGGATAAGAACGCATTTGGGTTTTCATTCAATGCTTATAAAGTAGCAGTGTCTTGGGAAGTATTGAAATAAAATGCAAAAAAATAGCCGCACGATGGCAGCCATTCCTGAATCATTAACAAACTAATTCTATCACAAGGAGTGGGGCCATTGAGTCGTGAACACAAAAGTCGGTTCGAGTGGCTTCAAGATTATCTTGAACTGGACGATGAGATCAGGTATCTGGAATGGAAGATACGCAAGTCCAACGCTGAAGTCGATCGATGGTCAGAAGGTGATTTGAGCAGGCTCCACGTATCGGGCAGTGATTCTCGTGCCGCACATGTCGGTGAGGAAGTGCCAGAGCTGCAGACCAAGCTGACTGAATGTAAGGCAGAGCAGTATGATCTCCTGAAACTGATTGATTCATTCAGCGGCTACGAGAACCAGATATTGAAAATGAAATATGTTCAAGGCATGTCGTTGGAAGACATAGCAGACAAGCTAGGATACTCATACGAGACTATCCGGGCCAAGCACGCGGAACTGCATCGCCGCTTGAATTGGATTGATGAATTGGAAGAGCAGCGGCGTCGACTAGAGAACAGGCTAGATTACTGAATACCAAATTCATGTATACGCATTGATTGCATGGTATCTCTTGATATTTCGAAATATGATGGAAACATCAAAAGTGCAACAAGACGGGTCAGCAGATATGCTGGCCTGTTTTCGTGGAAATGCTCAGAAATTGACGGCCTAGATTATGGAATAATTAATAATACTATTCACAGAAGGACGGCCAAATGGTCGCCCTTTTACTATGCAATTTGGAGGTGGATATGATGGCCATGGTACCACGAGAGATCAGTGAGCCGTTCTACCACAGTAAAGAGTGGAAGAAGACGCGTGCTGCCTACATTGACAGTGTCGGTGGATTGTGTGAGCGCTGCTTGAAGCGAGGTATCATCAAGCCCGGCTACATCGTCCACCACAAGCACTACATCACAGCAGACAACATCAATGACCCAAGCATCACGCTTAACTGGAACAACTTAGAGTATCTTTGCTTCGATTGTCACCAAGAGGAACACTTTGAGAAGACGGCAGCTGTTCGTTCTGACGTTATGTTTGATGCTCATGGTCAGTTAGTACCAGTTAGTCGGTCCCCCTACGAAGCCATAAGCAGCTGCTTAAAAAGGAACGGCATGCAACACACGAATAATACGCAGGTTGTTTTTTCGTATGAGGGGGGGATAACAAATTTAAGGGGATGACGAAATTGAGCCGGAAAATGTCGATTGAAAAGCAGGATGTGGCCATTCAGCTCGAATATGAGCGGTTGCGTCAAACGTTATCCGGTATCTCAGTGGAGAAGTTGGCAGCGACCGATAACTTGATCCAAAGATGTGCATTTATGACCATCACGCTTCAAATCTTGGAAGATGAAGTCAAATCTAAAGGACCAACGATTCTCATGCACAATGGGAAGCAGACGATGCGTGTTGAGAATCCCGCCCAGAAATCTTACAACACGATGATCAATCGATACACTGCCGCGATGGATAAGTTACTCAGTTTGCTACCGCGAGAATCCGCAATCATTCCCGCCGATCCCAACAAAGAGAGCGACGGTTTTGATGACTTTGTTGAGGAGCGAGGCGAATAGCAATGGCTGACATTCAGATCAAGATTCGTGTCGATCGACATGTCAGTTATCCAGCTGATTACGATCCAATTACTCAATACTGGCAATCTTTTGTGCAGAATGGTGGTGATCAAGTTGTCGGCAAGAAAATCTATCGCACGTACAAAAAACTCATCGCTGACATGCACAATGACAATAGCGAATGGTACTACTCAAATCGTCGTGGTAATCACGTGCTTGAATTTATCGAGAACTATTGCCGTCACAGCAAGGGACCAGCAGGCGGGAAGCACATTGTCCTAGAACTCTGGGAGAAAGCACTGTTGGCAGCGTCTTTTGGATTCGTTGATGGTGCGGGTTTCCGAAAGTATCAGCGGGTTGTCCTGATTGTTGGTAAGAAGAACGGGAAGTCGCTGCTCGGTTCCGCTGTTGGGTTGTACATGCAGATTGCCGATGGTGAGGCTGGGCCTGAAGTGTACGCGGTGGCTACGAAGAAGGACCAGGCGAAGATCATTTGGAATGAAGCCAAGCGCATGGTCAGAAAATCTCCGGCTTTGGCTAAGCGAATTAAAGCGCATGTGGCTGATCTGTCTTCAGAAGATTACAACGACGGCGTCTTCAAGCCTCTGTCATCTGACAGCGATACGCTTGACGGTCTCAATTCTTCTTGCATCCTGATGGACGAAATTCACCAGTGGAAGAACGGTGAGCCACTTTACAACATCATGGCCGATGGGATCACTGCACGGGATCAACCACTGATTTTCATCACATCCACCGCTGGTACGATCCGCGAAGATATTTATGATCAGATCTACGACGACGCTGAGATGACGATTGCAGGATATGATCAACCCGAAGGTTACAGGGATGAACGTTCATTGTTCTTCATCTACGAACTCGACAAACGTGCGGAATGGCGTGATGAGAAATGCTGGGTCAAGGCAAACCCTGGACTTGGCACGATCAAAAATAAGACCACATTGGCTGAACGTGTCGAAAAAGCCAAGGCAAATCACCGACTGGTTAAAAACCTAGTCTGCAAGGATTTTAATATCCGTGAGACAGCGACTGAGTCGTGGCTGACCTTTGATGAACTGAATAACGAGGCCACGTTTGACACACTCAAACTCAAGCCGCGATATGGCATTGCTGGCGCTGACTTATCGCAGACGACTGACTTGACTTGTGCAACGGTCATTTTCCAGATACCTAATGATGATCACATTTACGTTAAGCAAATGTACTGGCTGCCGGAAGACACTCTTGAGCAGCGCGCACAGGAGGACAACATTCCTTATGCCACGTGGCGAGATCAAGGATTGTTGAGGACGAGCCAAGGTAATAAAGTCTATTATCGTGACATCATGGACTGGTTTGAGGAGCTTGAACAAGAATATGACATTTACCTGTTCAAAGGCGGTTATGACGCATGGTCAGCCACATACTTCGTCAAAGATCTTGAATTCCGATATGGCGAAAAGACCTTTGATGCAATTCCGCAAGGGGTGAAGACGTTATCAAGTCCCATGCATTCACTTGGTGCAGATCTTCGTTCAAAGCGAATTGTCTATAACAACAATCCAATCTTGAAATGGTGTCTGTCTAACACGACGATTGTGACTGACAGAAATGGAAATATCCAACCTGACAAGGGAAAAAACAAGCGCAAGCGAATTGATGGGATGGCTTCTTTACTCGATGCTTATGTTGTTTTTGAGAATAATCAAGAAGAATATCAGACGCTGATTTAACCGTAAGGAGGTGATTATTTGGCATTTTGGAACAATCTTTTTCATAGAAAAAATAGCGGCGTCACAGTCACACCGGAATACAAGCTTGTTACCAACTACGGTAACGGCTTTTTTGGTTGGAATGGCAAGGTCTATGAATCTGACATCATTAGGTCAGCCATTGAGGTTAAAGCAACCACGATCGGCAAAGCAGTGGCCAAGCACATTCGGTCCGGTTCCGGTGACAGCATCGCAGTCAATCCAGACGTTTATATCCAGTTCTTGTTATCAGACCCGAACCCGTTAATGAGCGGCCAGATGCTGCAAGAAAAGATGATCACGCAGCTTGAACTGAATAACAACGCTTTTGCCTTTGTCCAGAATGATGCCAATGGAATGCCAACAGCAATCTGGCCAATCGTGGCTAACAGTGTCGAAGCCATTCAAGACAATCAAGGCAACCTCTATCTCAAGTTCTACATGCAGAATGCACAGACCTACACATTTCCATATTCGCAGGTGATTCACCTGCGCAAAGATTTCAACAAGGACGAAATCTTTGGCGAATCGAATGGCCCGACGTTAGCACCACTCATGGAGATTGTTACGACCACTGACCAAGGTATTGTATCTGCCATTAAGAATTCAGCCGCTGTTCGCTGGTTGTTGAAATTCAATACTGCTATGCGCCCGGAGGATATCGAGAAGAATACGAAAGCTTTTGTTGCATCGTATCTGCAGACACAAAAAGATCAGGATTCAATCGGTGCAGCTGGTGTTGATGCTAAGACCGATGCAACCCAGTTACAGCCTACAGATTTTGTGCCAAATGCTAAGCAAATGGATGCGACTGTGGATCGAATCTACTCAATTTTTCATACCAACAAGGCCATTGTCCAAAGTAGCTACACTGAAAACCAGTGGATTAGTTACTACGAAAGTCAGATTGAACCAGTGATTAGGCAGATGTCTGAGCAATGGACGAGCCGCTTGTTCAACCGACGGCAACGTTCGTTTGGTAATTCAATTGTGTTTGAATCAAGCGATTTGAGCTATGCAAGCATGCAAACCAAACTGTCACTCGTCCAACTGGTTGACCGTGCTGTGATGACTCCGAATGAATTACGTGGATTCTTCAATCTGTCACCAGTTCCGGATGGCGACAAGATGTTACTCCGAAAGGATACAGGGACAGTGCCTTCAGCAACTGGTAGCGACGGCACCCCTGATCCAACGGAAGGAGGTGATGATAATGACGACAGTGGTACCGATTAAAGGTGACATCGTTACTAATGATTACGGATGGCTTTACGATCTATTTGGCGATGACTATGCTTCACCTAAAAGCGTCTCTGATCTAATTAACAAGGCTAATGGTGACGACTTATCCGTTGAGATCAATTCAGGTGGAGGAATTGTCGATGCCGGCTCTGAAATTTACACCATGCTTCGTGCTTATAAAGGACCGGTCAATGTGAACGTTGTGGGTGTGGCATATTCCGCTGCATCTTTGATCGCGATGGCGGGTGATGTCGTAGCCATGTCACCTGCAGGGATGATGATGATCCACAATGTCTCCGGTGGACAGATGGGTGACTATCATGACATGGAGAATGCTGCGGACTTGTTAAAGAAGTCAAATACAGCAATTGCTAATGCCTATATGGCCAAGACAGGTCTATCCCAAGCAGAAATCCTTGACTTGATGGACTCGACTTACTGGCTGGATCCGCAGACTGCCATTGAAAAAGGTTTTGCTGACAAGATGATGTTTGACAATGCGGAGAAACCAGGGAAAATGATCATGACTGCTAGCCTGAATAAGATTCCAAGTCTTACCACATTGAACCAAATGAAACACCTCCGAAACACAACAGCACTAAAAAGAGCGCCGTCTGATGATGATCAGATGGCGCTTTTGAATGCAGAATACAATCTCTTAAATTTGAAAGGGGAATAACCTCATGAACAAAGAAGAATACTTGAAGCAACGCGAAGCCCTGATGAACAATGCTCGCACCGCAATCGATAAGGGCAAGTCTGAGGACGCCAACAAGGCAATGAAGTCCGTGAAGGATTTGGACGCAAAGTGGGATCAGCAAACAAAAGACCAAGCCAACTTGGCAGCCCTGGATGACCACGCGCCAATCACCTTGGCTCAGGTAGCACCAGCCAACGACATTGTTGGCGTTGGAAAGTCTCTTGAAAACACCAAATTGAACACTGTTGCCAAAACACAGCCGACTTATGACAAGGTATGGGCTAAAACGCTTTTGGGTCACACTCTCAATACTGCAGAACAGGCTGTATTCGATAAGGAAAACGCGCGCCTTAATGGCGAACCATTTTCTCACCAAACGGGGAACACTCCGACCTTGATTCCTAACACTGTGGCAGCTGGCATCTGGAAGATCGCAGAAGAACAATATCCAGCCTTCGCTGATGCCAAGAAATTCAACGTTTCTGGCACGCTGACTATCAACAAGCACGATGGCATTGTTTCTGGTGATGCTCAGTGGGTTGACGAAAACACGCAGGCGGCTGATGAGCAAAACAAATTCAGTCAATTGGTGCTTAAAGGTTATGAGCTGAATAAAGTCGCCACCGTGTCCTGGAAGATGAAGAGCATGTCTGAAGATGACTTCATCAGTTTCTTGACTCAAGAGCTTGGGGATCGTCTGGGTGTTGCGCTTGGTGTTGCGATTCATCAAGGCGATGGTGAACATTCACCGCTAGGCATTGAGACTGCATTGAAGGCCGAAACGGGTACGCCACAAGTTGCCACTTATAAGGATCAAATCGCATATAAGGATATCACTAGCACCATGGCCAAGATCCACTCTAGTTTTGCTGGCAAGGCGGCAGTTTATGCAAACAGCAAAACCATTTGGAATCAATTGGCAAACATCGTTGATAGTCAAGGTCGTCCGTTGTTTATTGCTAGTCCAATCAATGGAGGCGTTGGTAGCATTCTTGGTTTAGTTGTGAAACCAGATGCTGGTGTCAATGATGGGGACGTCCTGATTGCGGATGTGACAGATACAGTTGTTGTCAACATTAACCAGGCACTTACAGTAGCAACAGAAGACCACGTCAAGGGCCGCTCAACTGACTATGGTGCCTATGCAATTGCTGACGCAGGTCTTTTAACAACCAAGGGGGCAGCATTGCTCACAGCAGCCCCAAAAGCCTAGCCCCGCAATCAGTTAAGTCTGAAGGAATCAAGGGCGGGGTTAAGTTAACAGCAAAGTAGAAAGGAGCTAGAACATGGCTGATACACCAGATCGGAGCGCCGAATTCTTAAAGGCACTCCAAAAAGGCAAGGTGGTTGCTGTCGGCAATAAGGGCACTGGTGAAGTTGACGTTACCGGCTTGGCTGATGGGACAGTCGTCAAAGATGGTGACTATCAGGTTGTTTTCGATACAGACAACACCAAGACACTGTCTTCAGTGGCCAGTGATCCGGTTGATGCACCTGGCGCAACTGTGCCAACAACGCCACCTAATCAAGGATAGGCGGTGATCAAAGATGGCTGACGAGAAATCTGAAGAAGAACCAACCTTGTTAGATCTATTAAAACAACACATCCGATTGGAAGATGACATGGACCCTTCCATGTTGCAATTCTATCTGGACGCAGCTGACAAGTATGTCCAGCGTAAAGTTGGCCATAGCGTGAAATACTTGCAGCTTATGGTTGCTACCGTGATGAATGACAATCGATCTGCCGGTGACGATCTAGCGGCGGCACTTGAAGCCTTGGAGCCAATCTTCTACTTGGAGGTGAGAACAGATGACCCAGACAGTCAATCTAACGAACCAACTCAGGTGGATAGCCACACTGTTGGAACTTAAGGACGGCGTTGACGCACACGACCGTCCAAAACAAACGTGGGAAGACAAGCGGGTCTTGTATTACGCCGACATTGGGATCACCTCAACTGAAAAATATCTCGCGCAGCAGAACAAGCAGGATGTCGTCTTGCGCATTTTGATTCGTCGAGATATGTCGATTACTCAGGGTGGGAATCGTGTCCGGATCCGAGGAACTGATTACAAAATCACACGAATCTACGAGACGCCCGACAATCAAAGAATGGAGTTGAGTCTGGACTATGTTGATCACATTTGACGAGTTTCTGGCCAGACTCAAGCAACTGGGTGCGGTCTATCGAGACGTTGCACCACGGACGGCCAAGTATCCGTACTGGATATACACCTATACAAACACTCAGCGTCTAGTAGCCAGCACGGGCACACGGTTAATCGTGAACGAGTATCAGGTGTCTTTGTACACAAAGGGCGTTGAAGACGAGCTACTGCCGTTCATCAATACGTTTGATGATGTCCCATTCGAATCATTCAGAGGCATTCCGGGCGATGAAAATGATGAAACTATCACGGATTTGTACACGTACATCGAGGTGATTGCGGATGGTCAATAACAACGGTTTTGAAACAATGGTCAAGTATCTCAGTGGTATCAAAGTAGATGATTCAGTGTCAAAAGAAGGGCTTGTTGCCGCAGCAAGTCAATTTGCTGACAAGCTCCGACCCGAGTTGCCAAGTGATCCTAACGCTCCGCTCGCACAAACCTATGGGACGTTAAGAGATAAGCTACAGGTTGTTGACAAGGGCGATCACATCCAGGTTACGTTTGGAAATGCATTTTGGTGGCTCTTTCTGGAGCATGGAACAAGTCCCAAGAATCATCAAGGAATCAGGGCACGCAATTATGTTCACAACACCTTTGCTGCCAACAAAAATACAATTATGCAGACTATGGTCAAACCGGTCATGGATGCATTGAAAAAATAGGAGGAATCGCAATGACTGATAAACCAAGCAGAGCAAACGATATTGAGCTAGAGCTAACTATTGGCGATATGTTTTTCGCTATGAAAACGCAAAATGAGACGGCATCTACTGATCCGGTCTTCGATACAAGTGTTATCCGAATCCCTAACATCAAAAAGATTGCCTTCAAAGGGAACGGAAAGTCGAGTGATATTTATGCCAGCGGTAAAAAGTTCGGGACAATCACACAAGAAACCAGTATCGCAGTGACACATACCCACATCGGGATGCCAATTGCAGTTATGGATGCAATGAAAGGCATCGCAGCGAAGCACGGGGTCGAGTTTGGATCCACACTTGCACAATCAATGCCAGAGTTTGCAATTGGTTTTGACACATGGTTGGCCAATGGACAGCATGATGGCATCTGGTTGACGTCTTGTACACTTGACCCTGCTGTTAATGAAACCCATACAACTTCTGAAGAGTCATTCAAGGAAGTCAACCCTGATGTCGTCTACAACGCAGGTGGTTTGCGTAATTCGAGTATTTACTACGCACGCTATAATTCAGCCAGAGACAGTGCTGATCTGACTGTTGACGACTTTTTCAAGCAGGTTATTTTTTCTCCAGAACAGCTTGAAGCAATCGCACAAGCAAAAATGACCCCAAAACCATAACCCCGCAAGCAGTTAAGACGATTGCCAAACAAGGCGGGGAATTAACGATTATTGCTAATTAGGAGGACAAAGGAATATGGCAAAGCTCTCTGATCTAGTTAGGCTCCGAGACAATCATTTCATCACGATTCAAGGTGCTAAGGTACCTGCAGCGTTCACTTTTGCCTCAATTGACGCTATTGAATCCGCATATGGGCAAGGCTACAAAACATTCGAGAAGGATTTGAATATTATGCTCAAACGGAAAGTGATTCATCGCGATCAGAAAACCATGAAACTCATTTGGGCGCTTGTTTACGGCTTACTTGTCGGTGGAGGTACGGAAACTACCTTTGATGAGATGAACCGTGCTATTCCCTTTTCGGAAATTCCTAGTGTTATTCAAGAGGCAATGGATATTCTAAATGAGCAGAACTTCCAACTAAGTGACATAAAAAAATAAAGTCGCCACAACAGGAAGATGAGGCCCAGGAGGATAACGATTACCCCTGGGCCTTTTATTTGTATGTGGCGAAAGCGCTGATGGGATACTCGCTTCAAGAATTCATGAAATTAACGCCTAATCTGTGGCTGAAACAATATCTAATCTATATCGAGATTAATAATCCTGATGGCATCTACAAAGAGAAACCTAAGCCCATTCGGAAACAGGTCACACTGGACGATATTCCATTTTTTAACTAATTAAGAAAGGAGGAAAATAATGGCTGACGAAACTCAAAACGTTGTTCTTGATTTCAAGATGAATGGTCAAGTACAGTTTGCTAACACAGTGAAAGACATTAACGCCGTGATGAACACGGCCGCAAAGGAGTATCGAGCCCAGATATCGTCTATGGATGAGAATGCTAGTTCGACTCAGAAACTGGCTGCTGAACAACAGAAATTGCAAATTCAATCCGAAGCTGCTGCTAAAAGAACGCAAATTCTGTCTGAACAATTGAAGACGATGCAGGATCGTGGTGAAACATCTGGCTCTTCATTTGATCGGCTCGTCGGCAAGGTTGCGGATGCACAACGGGTTGAAAATAACCTGAAAGGTGCTCTTGATCAAGTTAACAGCCAACTCAGTGAGCAAGGTTCCAAAGCTAACGATGCCAAAGATCATATCAGTAACCTGCAGCAGGAAGAGGGCGAGCTTGATTCTAAGCTTAAGCTCGCGTCTTCATCGGCTAAACTGGAAAATGCCCAACTAGGTGATAATGCTTCCGAGTCGCAGAAGACAGCTGCCGCCCAACGGCAATTGTCGGAACAAATGGACTTGTCTCGGCAAAAAGTTGATAACTTGAAGCAACAGTTGAAGGAAACGGTCACCGCTTACGGAGAAAACTCAGCTGAAGCAACACAGATGAAAGTCAAGTTGAATGACGCCGAAACATCTGTGGCCAATTTGGGTAACCAAATGGATAAATTGGGTAAGGAGTCACAAGATACTAGCTCCAAACTTGACGAGATTGCTAAGAACACAGCTGCTGAACGGCTGCAGACTGTCGCCAATGGATTTCAATCTGCTGGTCAAGGCCTACAAGATTTTAACCAAAAGGCGCAGGAAGCATGGACACAAACTGATGACGCTGTTGATAACCTGACTAGCAAAACTGGCGCTGTTGGAGACGTTGCAGATAAGCTCGGTGAGTCATTTGAGAAAGTTGAACGCTCCGAGTCTGGTGCGCAGATGGAATCGATGGATTTGTCGAATACCATGGCAGGGCTTACTAGTCAATTCAATTTGAGTGGTCCGCAGCTGGAAAAGACATCCGAAGACGTTGCCAAGTTCAGCCAGATCACAGGTCAGTCTGGGACTGACGCGGTCAACGCATTACATGATTCCATGTCACGATTCAATCTCAGCGCTAAAGATATTCCTAGCGTACTTGATGCCTTTGCTGCAGCGTCTCAGCGGACAGGTGTACCAGTTGCCGACCTTGAAGAAGATGCATCAAAGGCATACCCAGCCTTCAAGCAATTGCACATTAGTCTTCAGCAGGGAATTCCACTACTGGCGTCCTGGAGCAAATCGGGGATTGATTCTTCCACAGTACTCAAGGGCATGCAGAAGGCATTCTCTGCCGCCAAAACTGAGAACAAATCTTTCAGCGATGTCATGACGCAATCTTTCAAGGGAATCAAAGATGCTAAGACAGACCAAGATGCTTTTAACATTGCAATTCAAACATTTGGCGCCAAATCAGGTCCACAGATGGCTCAGGCTATCCGTGATGGCAAGGTTTCACTTGATGGTCTAAAAAAATCAGCCCAAGACACTGGTGGAACCGTCTCGAAATCTTTTCAGCAGACCTTGGATCCAGTCGACAAGGCCAAACAAGCTCAGAAAGAATACGAACAGACTATGGGGAAGATTGGTGGAACAATTCAAGAGACCCTGTTGCCTGTGATCAAGGGGCTTCTGCCAATTGTCAAAGGTGTCAGTGATGCATTCAATAAGGCACCAGCACCCGTGAAAGCGCTGGTTGTTGCGTTTGGTGCGATCACTGTCGCACTTGGTGTCTTGGCACCAGTCATCACGGCAGTTGCAACAGTTCTACCAATGCTCGGTGTTGGCGCGACTGCTGCCGGTACAGGGGCTGGCCTAGGAGCTGCAGGCATGGGAGCTTTTATGGCCACGCTCCTGCCGATTGTCGGAGTGATTGCGGCTGTAATTGCCGCGATTACCGCAGTCGTTTTGGTTATCAAGAACTGGGGTGCGATTGTCACTTGGCTCAAGGGTGTTTGGAGTACTGTTACCAGTTTCTTCAAGCAGTTGTGGAATGGTATCAAGCAAATCTTCACGATTGCGATTAATGCCATTACCAATTTTTTGAAGCCAGCTTTTACAGTCGCTGTAAATGTCATTAAGTCAATTTGGAACGGTATTAAGTCCTTCTTTTCTGCTTTCTGGAACGGAATCAAAGTAATCTTTACGGTGGCGATTACCGCTATTGCTGTCATTATTGGTACGTATCTCAATATCTGGAAGACCATTATTACGACCGCAATGAATTTCATCAAGGGTATCATCACCAATGTTTGGAATGGTATTAAATCATTCTTTGGGCCCATCCTAGCCAGCATAGGTAATGTGATCCGGAGTGCGTGGAATTCCATTAGTAGCGTTACTTCTAGTGTGTTCAACAGGGTTAAAAGTGTTGTTTCAAGCATTTGGAACAACATCAAGAATGTCGTTTCAAATGTTGTTAATGCAGTCAAGTCAGTTGTATCTAATGCATGGAACGCAGTTAGTTCGACTACTTCAAACATTTTCAATAGTGTCAAAAGTGCAGTATCAAATGTGTGGAACAGCATTAAATCGACTATCTCAAATGTTGTGGGAAGTATTAGAAATGCTGTTTCAAGTGCTTGGAATGCGGTTAGTTCTGTGACATCTAACGTCTGGAACAGTATCAAAAATGCAATCTCTGGGCCAATCAATACTGCAAAAGATATCGTTCGAGGAGCGATTGACGCCATTCGAGGTTTCTTCAACTTCAGTATCCACTGGCCACATATTCCAATGCCACATTTCAGCATCCAACCCAGTGGTTGGTCTGTTGGTGATCTTTTGCATGGATCTATCCCTTATTTGGGTATTGACTGGTACGCGCAAGGTGGCATTATGACGCAGCCGACTATGTTTGCCAATAACAATGGCCGGGCACAAGTTGGTGGCGAAGCTGGGCCTGAGGGCGTTATTCCACTGAACGATGATACGTGGAATAAGATGGGTGCAGCTATTGCGGCTCATATGCCATCCCAGGGACCAATTACGCTGCAGGTGGATGGCCGCACGTTTGCGACTATCACCGGTCCATACACCTCGGACTACTTGAAACAGCAGGATGCAACTCAAAACTTTAGCTATGGAAGGAGGCTTTGATAACAGATGGTTGAATTAATTCTGGACGGTCAATCTCTGGCCCAGTCTGTGCCGGGGACGTTGGTCACCAAGAAGCCAAACATTCCCGCAGCTAAGCGCGATGTGCAGTTCACAGACGTACCTGGCCGTTTGAGTGGTTCATTAACCGAGAAACGGGGTTGGAAGGATATTACTTGGTCACCAGAACTCCAACTCGTGGACTTCAAGACGCTCAACCAGTCATGGCGGAAGACACGGCAGTTACTGCAATCCGCGTCGAAGCTAGTGTTGAGTGATGACCCCGACTTCTATCGGCTCATCAAGTCAGTCACGATCGGCGAGTTTTCGGTAGACGATGTGGAGGTCAGTGGCTCCTACAAGCCCAGCTTCACTTTGGATCCGCTTGAGTATCAGATGACTGATCCAAAGACGTTCACGGCTAACTTTGACATCGTGAACCCCGGTAACGTGGCAGCGGAACCGTTGCTCACCGTGTCAGGGTCCGGAACAGCCAAGATCTCCGTGAACACGAACCAGTTCTCAATCGACAGCCTGACAGCGCCTGTCACTCTCGACTGTGCTAAACACACGGCGACCATGGCTGACAAGGATATCACAACCTCGACAGCGGGTGATTGGCCGCTCTTTGTGCCAGGTGTCAATCATGTCATTTTGACCGGCGTCACAAGTATCATAGTGCAACCTAGGTGGTGTTATGTATGAGTACCGATATTGAACTCTATCCGCGTGACCAGACTGATTTCAGTCACCACGGCTATGCTTTGGACGACATCAGCAATGATATCGTCACTTGGCAGCTCAACGCGAAGTTCACCTTGACGTTCGATTATCCGATGTTTAGCGAACACGCTGGAGACCTCGTGACTGAAAATATCGTGCGCGTGCCAGTTCCGGGGGGCAAGGCTGCTTTTCGAATCGCGCAAGTGATCAAGTCCATGGGTCATCTTAGCATCACTGCTTATCACGTGTTCTGGGATCTTAACGATGATTTCATCGCGGACACCAACATCGTTGACAAAGATGGCCAGGGCGCACTTGATCAGATCATGCGCGCTGCCAACTATCCAACTGGCTTCAAAGTTCTGTCAACAATCGGAAATGTAACCAATGCCCGGCTGGTTAGAATGTCAATCATCAAGGCACTTTTGGGAACGGATGACAACTCGTTTCTTAACCGCTGGGGTGGTGAATTCGATTGGCAGGACTTTAGTTTCAGCGTCAACCCTCGTCTAGGAAAAGATCGTGGTGTTCATTTTGAATATGCACACAACTTGACCGGATACGAAGCGACCAAGGACAGTAGTGGTATCATCACGCGACTGCTGCCAGAAGGCTACAATGGTCTTTTACTGCCTGAGTTGTATGTTGACAGTCCCAAGATTGGCGATTATCGCAATCCGAAGATTGGCACCAAGACCTATCAGGACATCAAGGCCATTGACGAGACGCAAGCGACAGGTGATCAAGAAGGTGCCGTTCCGGTTCAAGAAGCTTACGAGTTACTTCGTGCTGCCGCTACGAAAGAGTTTTCCGAAAGTCATATTGATGAGGCCAAGTGGACGTACAAGTTGAATGTGGCGTTGCTTGAGAATACTGAAGAGTACAAGGATTTAAGCATCACTACCACTGTGTTGCCAGGCGATACGGTCACCATCACGCACAAGCTTGATGATATTGATGTGAGAGCGCGTTTGACTGGATATACCTGGCAACCGTCAAATCATAGCTATCTAACACAGACGTACGACAGTGCATCGCGGCCAGATGTTGCATATAGCAATCTCAGTAGCCGGATCAACGAGATCAAGTCACAGATTGAGTTAGTTGATAAGGTCGTGATTGCGAAGGCAACAAATGGCATGAATTCAACTGGCTGGGGAGATCAATCGCCGGTCGATCTGAATATTGCTGGTAAAACCGGTGACGTATACTATCAAACGACTGCCAAGGGAACAATTATGTGGCTCTTTCATGATGGCCAATGGAATGCCGAAACCGGTGACGCTTTTGGCACCGAGGTTCAGAAGAAGGTTGACACCGCAATCGAGGATGTTGCTGCTGCCAAACAAGCTGCCAATGATGCTGTGGCAAAAGCAAATAGTAGCGCACAGTTGGCTTCAATGAGCAATCAGACTGCACAGGCGGCTAAAAGTGCAGCCGACTCAGCCAATGCGCTTGCAACACAAGCAGTGTCAGCAGCATCTGATGCGAAAACCGCCTTGGCAACCGCGAATTCCGCCTTGGAGACGGCGACAGATCAGAAGACGACGGTGGCTACATTGGTCACTAAAACCGATGATCTAGCAGGAACGATTGCAACATTGGCGACCAAAACGGACATAAACAAGTTGTCGGGCGAAGTCACCGCGGCGCAAACGCTGGCTCAACAGACTGCCGATGGATTGCAACTTAAAGCCGATCAAAGTGTCGTTAACACCATCAATGGGTCAGTCAACCAACTGAGTGCTGATCTCAAAGTTGCAAATGACCGGTTGTCTCTCACGATGACTAAGAACGATGTGACAGGTCTGTTGACGCCATATGCAACACAATCGTGGACGCAGGGACAAATCACGGCGACTGCGAGTCAGTTCAATGCTCAATTTAGTCAAGTTGCTGATCGCTTGAATGTTGAGGACCGGCCTAACCTAATTAAGGGTAGCTGGCAAGATTTGCGGACATGGGACAAAAACACACCAGCAAATAGTGCGGTGAAGTCAATTGATTTCGCCAATACTGTCAACACCATTCATTATCTAGGCGTTGCCGATGTTGAAGTGCTCAGTACCACATTACCAACAGTGGCAGGCAATCATTACCTGTTGACCGTCGACTGGGAAGCTCCGGATTTCAACCCAAATGATGGTTGGGGGTGGGGTCGTGGTGTGGATCTCGGCTTCGATGCTGACAACCATGCAGTTTTGGAGCCGAACGTTACAGACAAACGCTTTATTTTGACTTTCACCGCCAAGGGCGACGACAATTTGCTTTTGAGATTTGGCAACGTGCCAGATGGTCGCCCCTTCGTCTTCAAATTGAGCCATCTCAATCTGCAACTAGACACGACATCGCAGGCAACTGTCACTCAGTTTTCTAACTTGAAGCTGACGGTTGACGGTTTGACGACCACGGTGGCAAGCAACCACGGTCAGGTGACAGCAGCACTGCAAACTTTGCAGGGGTTTCAGCAGACTGCAACAAATCAATTGACTGGCTTGCAGTCTCAACAAACACAGCTGTCTGATCAATTCACAAGTTATGTCGGCAACGCTGGTCAAAAAAATTTGATCTACAATTCAGAGTTTTCCAATAATGGAGATGGTTGGGATACCATCAATAACACTTATTTTTATGTAACGAACGCCACGTGGGCAGAAGGCTCTGACCGCGGTCTGGCTATCGACACTCTTGGCAAAGGTGTTGGTGGATGGGCTTATTCAAATTCCAAGCGTGTTCCAATAACTTCTGACACCCGATATTCAGTGTCTGTCGATGTCATCAATGCCGAAGTTGCCGAAGGTTTGGGAATAGTTTTGCAGTTTTTTGCGAATGAAACGGATCCGCGCATATCATATGCAACTGCGTGGGCTGACCCAAACTCATTGAACAAAACGGAAACATTAAAGATCGAAAACCAGGCTCCGCCAAGTGGAGCAAGATTTGCAAATGTTGCCTTTGTAACGAGCGGGAAAGCTTGCTCTCGTTGGCAGCATCCTATGTTGGTGGCGGCCAAGACAGTTGGTTCCTACTCACCCGATTCCGCAAACTCATCACAGATCACGCAGCTTCAAGATGCGATCAACTTGCGTGTCACCAAGGGCGATGTGCTTAGTCAGATCAATCTGGAAGCCAACCGCACTCTGATTCAAAGCGGCAAGCTTGTTCTAGATGCACCAACAGTTGTCTTTACAGGCAATGCCTTCATCCCCTCAGCAGCGATCGCAAGTTTGTCTGCTGACAAGATCACCACCGGGACGTTGAATGCGGCCAATCTCAACGTGATCAACCTGAACGCATCAGCTATTGTGACTGGCACGATTTCTGGCGCTAACTTGGCCATCAATTTGAATACAGGGATGGTTGAGTTCCAGAAAGGCCGCATACACTCAACTGACAACAACATTGATATCAACGTCGACCAAAAATATATATCAGTAACGGACAGCAACAATAGTGTTTTGCTTAAGGGCGGATCAATGACATTTACCCAACCCTATGCTTTTGACACGGATCAGACACCTTATTTGACTATCGATAATGTCGGATCAAGTCAAACTCTTGGAAGGGGCGCTGAAATCGTAGGCCGTGATGTTTTAACCGTCTCTGTTTCTGGAGAAAACAACTCTTTTCTTAGTGGGGTACCACTTTTCCAAAAAGATTTCAGTGGTATTTCGATTTCAAAAAACTATGACACTGTTGTAGGTGGCGCTAATCGTGGTGTGAGAATCATCGGAGGCGGATCATATTCAACGGGTTTGGGAATGTCTACCGTTCCATCTATTATGGTTGGCTACAACGATGGCGCAGTAACTGGAAAAGGAAGTGGAGGAACACGCATTAACATTGAAGCTGACTACGTGCATATACCTTCTGCGTGGTCAAAAACAACCTCATCATCTCCAAACGCATTTGTTGCTTCTGATGGTGCTCTCGTCCGCAGCACGTCTGCCAGCAAGTACAAGGTCAACATTAAGCGCGATCGTTCAACCGAGTTGGCTGAGCAGCTGCTGACGTTACCGACGGCTCACTGGCTGGACAAGGCAGCCATGGAGCGATATGCAAGCGGCGAGCAAAAAGAGTTACCACAGACCAACTTTGGCCTGATTGCCGAGGATTTGGAAGCTGCCGGTCTTGAGGATCTGGTTGTCCGTGGGCCAGATGGTGAGCTTGAAGGGATCCAGTACGACCGGATCGCGGCAGCACTCTTGCCACTGCTGGCACAAATGAAAACTGAAATCGATGAACTCAAAGCGACGGCATAGGCTGGCGCTTTTAATTTGGGAGGAAAACATGAAAATCACACTTGAAAATGCAAATATTGCTAACGTATACAGACTTGTTGAACAAATAAAAGTTAAGGGCAGGGATGCTCTGGCACTTGCCAAGTTCATCAAATTGTTAAAGCAAACTTTGAAATCTGCTGGTGAGGATGAGCAAGCCTTAGTCGCTCAGTATGCTCTTAAAGACGAGAACGGAGAATCAAAAACAGATTCGAACGGTAATATTCAGCTGGATCCCGACCTAGCTCGTGAGTACAACAAGGTTCATGGTGAATGGCTTGAGCAGAAGGCCGAAATCGAAGGTGGTACTTATGTGAATCACATTGACGATGTCCAGCGAATCATCAGTGACTACGTTGATGAGAACGAAATAGGCGGACCCGATCTTGATGCATATTTGGCATTGTACGAAGCGTTCGAAAAAGGAGAGAAGTAATCATGACATTGAAAACTAACAAGAGCATTAGTCTCACAGGTACATCCACCATTGGTGATGTTCAGGTCGCTTATTTGAACGCAACTATTGACCAAGAAGGAAATGGAGCCAATACGGTCAATCAGTCAATTCAGAATCAGGCACTCTATGACGCGAACAAGCAAGAAGTTCGAGCTGACATTGCCAAATTTCAGCAATTGCTTTATGACACAGAGGATTCTTTGACTTCTGAAAAAAAGGGCACAGATAGCAGCAAAACATCGGGAAATTGAGTCAACTATGACTAGCCGTTACATCTTATGGAGGAAGTGAGAAAGTGACATTTTTTGGATACACGATTGGTGAATGGGCACAAGCCGTGTCAATTATTGTGGTGGGTGTGAGCGCGGGCAGTTGGCTATTCAAGAAAATTGCCTTAGATCCGCTACGTTCTGATATTCAAACGTTGTCAGAGACGATTAATCGTCAGCTTAAGCTACATGAACGGTCGCTGGCAGATTTGAGTCAACATCTGAAGACACACGATAATGAACTTGGCAGCCATTCGGTTAGAATCACTCGATTAGAAGACCATGTAGGCATTAAAGGAGAAGATAACCATGAAGATTAATTGGAAAGTACGAGTATTAAGCGTCAAATTCTGGCTGGCCTTGGTGCCAGCTTCTTTGTTGGTGATTCAGACCGTAGCAGCGGTTTTCGGTTACAACTGGGACTTTGCCAACTTGGGTAAGGAACTCACCGCAGTGGTCAATGCCGTATTTGCACTGTTGACCATTGTCGGAGTGGCAGTCGATCCAACCACCCAAGGGGTAAGTGATAGCCAGCAAGCATTAACCTACTCCGGCATTATTACCACTAAGGCGGCTAAGATCAGGGCGTTTGAGGATCAGATTAAGACACTGCAAGCAGATAAAGCGGCTGACCAGGCAGCTTCAGAATCTGCTAGTTCTGCGGCCCCAGCTGTCGCTCCGGCATCTTCAGCGGTGCCAGAGTCAGTATCTGCAGTACCGGCAGAAGGTCAGGAGGCCAAGTAATGGAACAATTAAAAGCTTTTGCAACGCAAGTGGTTCTATCGCTTGCGGACAAGGACGAGACTAACGAGTCCAAGAAGCGGCGTGCGGTGGCTCTGCTTCACGAGAAAGCGAAGTCGCTAGGTCTTGACGCTTCTGAACAGGACATCGACAAAGCGGTAGAGGAGGCGTACACGAATGAGCATTCATGA